CGATGCTGTTGCTTCTGCTGAGCAGATCAACAAAGTTGAGAACTACCGTGACCCAGACAGCTTTGCTGATATTGTTCGTGGTATGCACCTCTATGGCCGCAAGATCCTGCGCCCAGAGGCTCTTATCACAGCAAACTACAACGCTGCTTAATCGCACTTAATAAGTCGGGCTGGTCTCTTATGAGGCTGGCCCCTCTTTACTTTCTGAGGGACCAATATGGCTAACTATGTTACACTTGTAAATCAAGCGCTACGCCGTGTAAACGAGGTGCAGTTAGATATTGGTGGTGATGGCTTTAGTGATGCCCGTAACTTACAGGGTCTAGCTAAGGATGCTATTAACTCGTCCATACGTGAGCTTCTGCAACTCACACAAGAATGGCCTTTCACTCTTACAACATATACGCAAGCCTTGACTGCTGGTACAGGTATCTACGCTCTGGCGTCTGATGCTTCCAAGGTAGACTGGGATACGTTCTACATTAAGCGTCTATCTTCTAAGAGTAACACACCTGAGAAACTTCCTGTCATTACATATGAGGATTATCTTAGGTATCACCGTACAAATGAGGATGTAGGTGGTGAAGGCGCTTATAGTGTGCCTACTAAGATTTACCAGACGGAAGACTTGAAGTTTGGTGTTACACCATTGCCTGACGATGCTTACGAGATTGAGTATCGCTACTGGTCTTACCCTGATGACATGACTCAGTATGATGATGTGTGTATTATACCTGATAGGTTCAACACTGTTATTGTAGATGGTGCAGTAATGTACCTCATGCGTTTCCGTGCTAATGAGCAGAGTGCTGCATTACATCAACAGAAGTTTGAGCAGGGTATGGATAACATGCGCCGCTTATTGCTCGACTCTCCTTTGTATCTAACCTCTACAGTTGTTGCTGGTAAGCACTTCAACCCACAGGCAGGCATTAAGTAATGGCTGATAACCTACGTACCTTTGCTACACCCTGCTCAGGTGGCTTGGTAGTTAATCAAGACCCTCTTACTCAGGGTGGTCAGATGGCAGGTTCTGCCACACGGTTGATTAACTATGAGCCTGCCTTGAACGGTGGGTATAGACGTATCAGTGGGTATAGCAATACATATGGTGAAGTACCCGGTGAGGCTGCTACAGCAGTTCTAGGTGTACACGTATCTGCTGATATTAATGATGGTATCTTTGCTGTACGTAAGCCTGCTTCTGGTAGCAACTACCTGCACAAATGGAACAATGCTACAACATCTTGGGATACTATCACTACAGTAGGTTCCCCTACAATGGTAGGCGTATCTAAGGTACGCTTTGAGAGCTTTAACTGGGGCGCACCTAAGTTCGCTATGGCAGACGGGGTTAATCCTGCTTCTACATGGAATGGTACAACATACGTACAACTCAATGGTGGACAGTCGCCCAGCGCTCCTAGTCTTGTTGCAGCGTTTAATAACCATCTGTTTCTTGCTGGTGATAGCTCTGAGCCATACAATCTATACTTTAGTGCGCCACTAGATGAGACTGACTGGACGCCTGCTGCTGGTGCTGGTGTTATTAACGTAGGCTTTGAAGTAGTACAGATTAAGACATTCCGTAATGAGATGTACATCTTTGGTCGTAACAACATCAAACGCTTGGTTGGTAACAACATATCTGACTTTGTGTTACAGACTGTTACATCTAACCTTGGATGTGTAGCACCTGATAGTGTTGCTGAGTTTAATGGTGAGATCCTATTCTTAGCACCTGATGGTATCCGCCCTGTTACTGGTACAGATCGTATTGGTGATATTGAGCTTGCCACATTGTCTAAGCCTATTCAGTCTATCTTTGAAGATTATACAGCTAACGAAGACTTAGCTACTATGACTACCGTAGTTCTAAAGAAGAAGTCGCAATTCAGGTTATTCTTTGCTAATCAGGACTCTCTTGGTATTATTGGTGCTATTCGCCGTAGTGGTACAGGTGGTGTAGGCTTTGAGTTTAGCCAGCTTGTAGGCATCTCCGTTAACTGCGCACACAGTAACTACATTGGTGATGAAGAGTTTGTTATTCATGGTGACTCAAACGGTTACGTATTTCGCCAAGAAGTAGGTAATGACTTTGATAATAGAGACATCTTTAGCTTTTTTCAAACACCCTTCTATTACATGGATGACCCAGCACTACGTAAGTCTTTCTACGATGTAGATACTTACATGCGCTCTGAGGGTGAAGTTACAGTAGCTATGGCTGTAGAGTATGACTATGGAGACCCTACAACTACCATAGGCTCTGACTACTTCTTGTCTACTGCTGGTGCTGCAGCCTATTATGACAAGGCTACGTTTGACTCTACAGACATATATGATGGCAACCCTTCCCCTGTGGAACGTACAACTATTGCTGGCTCTGGTAAATCTGTATCTATTCGTTACGTTGCTAATGACACTAACCCTAGTCATACCATTCAAGCTATTACACTAACATACGGCCTACACGACAGGCGCTAGAAGAGGACTAAAACATGTCAGGCTATACACGCCAATCTGTTGCAGACATTGTACCTACCGCTGTAGTACGTGCAGCGCCTATCAACGCAGAGTACAACAAACTACGTGACGCTTTTACACAGAGTGACACAGGTACTACAGGTCACAAACATGATGGTACAGCAGATGAGGGTTCCTACGTACCTCTCATTGCTGACATTGATGGTGTCAACAAGATCCAAGTAGATCACATCAATAATCGCTTTGGTGTGTTTGTAGAAGTTAGCAGTCTCTCTGCTGAACAGGTACGCTTTCAGGACGGTGTAATACTTCCTGTAGTAGATAATGATATCGATCTAGGCAGCTCTTCTTTAGAGTTTAAGAATGTATACGTAGATGGTACAGCTTACATTGACACAGTAAGCATTGGTGACAATGACTACACTACCATCACAAATAACACATATGCTGTAACAAATGGTGATCTCACTGTAGATGTAATAGGAGACATTATCCTAGACGCTGACGGTGGTGATGTTACTCTTAAGGATGGCGGTACAACCTACGCTACGCTTACAAGTAACGCAGGCAACCTTGTACTAAAGAGTGGTACAACCACAGCTGTAACATTCACTGGTGCTAATGCTGACTTTGCTGGTACTCTTGATGTAACAGGTGCTACTACACTGGACAGCACTCTGCTTGTCAAGGGTAACACTACTCTAGGTGATGCAGTTACTGACACCGTTACTTATACTGCACGTGCTGTAACAGACTTCTTGCCTAACGCAGATGCTACATACAACTTGGGTAATAGCTCTCTTGAGTGGAACAACCTGTGGTTGGATGGTACAGCTAATGTTGATACACTTCAGGTAGACGAGAATGCTACAGTAACGGGTAGCATGTCTGTTGGCGGCAACATGAGTACTACAGGTAATAACGTTATCGGTGGCAACCTTAGCGTCAGTGGCAATACTGTCTTGGGTGATACTGCTGCTGATACAGTAATCTTTACTGCAGATGTTGCATCTAACATTATTCCTTCTGCTGATAGCACATTCACACTAGGCGACAGTAGCAACTACTGGTCTAACGCTTACATTGACTCTATCACAACTACAGGTGCTGTAACTATCGGCACTACTCTGTCTGTGGGTACTACCCTAGACATGACGAGCGGTCAGATCAACAACGTAGCTGCTCCTACGCTTTCCTCTGATGCTGCTACTAAGGGTTACGTAGATACACAGGTGTCTAACCTTGTTGATGCTGCACCCGGTGCGCTAGATACGCTTAACGAACTAGCTGCAGCTATTGGTGATGACGCTAACTTCTCTACTACTGTTACAAACAGCATTGCTACCAAGTTACCCCTAGCGGGTGGTACTATGACTGGTGACATTGCTATGGGTGGCAATACTGTTACAGGTCTAGCTACGCCCAGCGCCTCTTCGGATGCTGTAACTAAAGGTTATGTTGATACAGTTGTTGGCGATCAGGCTAGTGCTGCTGCTAGTGCTGCTGCTGCAGAGGCTGCATATGATAGCTTTGATGATCGTTACTTAGGTGCTAAGGCTACACCACCAAGCACAGACAATGACGGTGATGCACTTATTACTGGTGCTTTGTACTTTGACTCTACAGCTAACCTGATGAAGGTATACGATGGTAGCTCTTGGGTAGACGCTGGTTCTGCTGTTAATGGTACTGCAGAGCGTAGCGTATATACTGCTACATCAGGTCAGACTGTATTCAGCGCTACCTACGATGTAGGCTTTGTAGATGTATACCTTAATGGTGTTAAGCTTATCAGTGGTACGGACTACACGGCTGCTAACGGTACAAGCATTACCTTTACTACAGGTGCTACAGCAGGGGATAGCGTAGACATTGTAGCATACGGTGCATTCAGTATTGCTGATGTTTACACTCAAGCTGTATCTGATGCAAGGTTCCTGCGTACAGCTAATGACCTGTCTGACTTGAACGATTCAGCTACAGCACGTACTAACCTTGGTCTAGCTATCGGTACAGATGTGTTGGCCTATGATGCTAACAATACTGCAAGTGCTAACTTAAATAGCTTCATTGATGCTGTAACACTCCCAACGTCTGACGGTACAACAGGACAGTTCCTCAAGACTGATGGTGCAGGTACGGTTAGCTTTGCAACACTTGAAGCGTTTGATACACAGACTGCTACAACTACAGCAACTACACAAACAGCTATTGCTACATATTCTGCAGCATCTTATGATGGCGTTAAGGCTGTCATTACTGCAGCAGATAGCACAGCAGGTGAGCGCAGCATTACAGAGATCATCATTACGCATGACGGTACTACTGCTGTAGCTACTGAGTATGCACAGGTTAATACTGCTACTGCCTTGGCTACATTTGATGTGGACATCTCTGGTGGTAACGTGCGTATCTTGGCTACACCAGCAAGCACAAATAGCACAGCGTTTACAGTTAAAGCTATCACGCTGTAAGTTATTACGACAAGGGGAAAGGTGAACCATGTCAAACGATAAAGACTTTAAAGTAAAGAACGGTATCCAGCCAACGGTATATCACGAGGGCTTGGGTACTGTTACGTCTGCGACTGAGGGGTACTACTTAGCTGGCGCTAGTTATGACAGTGTTAGTTTTAGTGTATCTGGACAGGAGACTGCCCCACAGGGAGTTGTACTTAAAACTGATGGCACAAAGATGTATGTGGTTGGACAAACGGGTGATGACGTAAATGAGTACAGTTTAAGTACTGCATGGGATGTTTCTACTGCATCTTACACAACCAACTTTAGTGTGTCCTCCCAAGATACAACACCATCAGGTCTTTTCTTTCGCACAGATGGGCTTAAGCTATATGTAAGCGGCAGAGGAAGTGATGGTGTATACGAGTACGACTTGAGTATTGCTTGGGATATTTCTAGCGCCTCCTACCTTCAAACTTTTAGTGTAGCTTCTCAAGAAACAAACCCAATGGGTGTCTTCTTTAAGTCTGACGGCACTAAGATGTACGTTATAGGAACCGCCAGTGACGCTGTAAACGAGTACGATTTAAGCACCGCTTGGGACATAAGCACTGCCTCCTACAGTCAAAACTTTAGCGTTGTCTCTCAGGATACAGGCGCAACTGACGTTTCGTTTAAGTCAGACGGGACTAAAATGTATATTGTTGGTGGTGTCAGCGATAACATATATGAGTATTCCCTAAGCACAGCTTGGGATGTGTCTACTGCCTCTTATGTACAGAGTACAAGTGTTCTTTCCGCAGGGGAAAGTCCTCAAGGTTTATTCTTTAAGCCTGACGGAACTAAAGCCTATGTCGTAGGTGCGGTTGGCACTTCCATCTACCAATACTCCACAGTACTCTACACCAACACCCTAGACCTATCCACTGGCTCAGTCTTTGAGGTAACACCAACGTCAGACATTCAAGTAACCCTCAGCAACCCTGCTGCTAGTGGTACTGTGAGTGGTGCTACGTTGTTGTTGGATGGTGGTGTTGCTAGTGCATATGCCATTGCTGGTGCTTCTTATGATAGTGTTAGTTTTAGTATTTCTTCTTATCAGACAAGTCCTACTTCTTTATTCTTTAAGCCTGATGGCACTAAAATGTACACCTCAGGTAATGCAGGGGATGATGTTGATGAGTATACCTTATCTACTGCATGGGACATATCTACAGCATCTCATGTACAGATTTTTGGTGTAACATCTCAAGACACATATCCTGCGGGTGTTTTCTTTAAGCCAGATGGTTTGAGGATGTATATCTTAGGACGAACAAGCTCGACAGCTTATCAATATACGTTGTCTACTGCGTGGGACATATCTACAGCCTCGTATGATAGCGTTTCGTTTAGTTTAAGTTCACAAGGAGGTGGAAAGGCAGGTTTTTTCTTCAAGCCAGATGGTACTGCACTTTTTGTATCTAGCTACGGCACTGATCTTGTTTATCAATATACGTTGTCTACTGCGTGGGATTTGTCTACTGCTTCTTACGATAGTGTTAGTTTTAGTATAGCGTCACAAGATGGCGTTGCTTTTGGTATTACTTTTAAACCAGACGGTACTAAAATGTATATTACAGGGTCTACTAATGATTCTGTTTACGAGTACGATATAAGTACTGCTTGGGATTTATCTACAGCTTCCTATAATAGTGTGAACTTTAGTGTAGCATCCGAAGACCTGACGCCTCAAGGGGTCTTTTTCAAAGATGATGGTACAAAAATGTATATGGTTGGAGGTACTGGTGACAATATCTACCAATACTCCACAGGTTCAGAAGCAACCATCACCTACCCTAGCATTGTAGAATGGCCTAGTGGTACAGCACCTACGTCACCCGCTATAGGTGAAACAGATGTAGTAACATTTAATACTCGTGACGGTGGTAGTACATACCAAGGTGTCCTCGCTATAGACGGAGCTAAATAGTATGGCTAACGATAAAGACTTTGTAGTAGCTGGTGCAGTGGAAGTTGGTAAGGACACTAAGGTCACACTTGGTAGCATCACTTCTAGTGACATTGACCTAGCTACAGGCAACTACTTCGCTGATACACTAGCTGCTAACACAACGTACACCATCAGTAATGCAGGTAGTGTGCAGTCGTTTCAGCTAGAGGTGACTGGTGGTTCTGTAGGGTACGACTTGGGTGCTGCGGTTTATGATAGCAAGAGCTTTAGTGTAGCTAGTCAAGACACAAGCCCCTCTGCGCTATATTTTAAGCCTGATGGCACTAAGATGTATGTGTTAGGTGACGCAGGTGATGACGTAAATGAGTATACGTTGAGTACGGCGTGGGATGTATCTACAGCCACTTACTCACAAAACTTCAATGTTAATGCTCAAGAAACCTCCCCTCAAGGTCTTTTTTTCAAGCCTGATGGCACTAAAATGTATGTTGTTGGTGCTGTCAGTGATGCCGTAAGTGAATATAACCTGAGTACCGCATGGAGTGTAAATACAGCATCGTACAATCAAAATCTTAACGTGACCAGTCAAACAGCTAGTCCACAGGGGCTTTCTTTCAAGTCAGATGGTACTAAGATGTATGTAGTAGGTCTTGGGTCAATATACCAATATTCCTTGTCTACAGGTTTTGATTTAAGTACAGCCTCCTACGATAGTGTTACCTTAGACGTCTCTCCTGAAAACTCAGCCTCACGGGACATTTATTTTAGTGCAGGTGGTACTACGCTTGTAATGGTAGGCCAGAGTTCACCGCAGAGTGTTTTCAAGTACACCCTTTCTACCGCTTGGGATTTGAGTACCGCATCCTATACCTCTGATAGTTTTTATGTAGGGGGGCAAGATACGGCTCCTTATGGGATGACTCTTAAGCCTGACGGTACTAAAATGTATGTCATTGGGGTTATTACGGACACGGTATACCAATACTCCACAGCCACAGGTGCAACCCTCACGTGGCCTAGCTCAATCGAATGGGCTGGTGGTGTAGCTCCCTCTGCTCCTGCTGTAGGTGAGACAGACGTATTTACACTCGTAACTGACGATGGTGGTACTTCTTATGTGGGTGTAAAAACCGCTGATAATTTAAGCTAATCTGGAAGGTGAAGGAATGGCTAACTTTAAAGTAAAAAATGGACTACAGGCAGGTAGGTACTTGCTTAGTGGTGGAACTGAGACTGCTGGGGC